TGCAGAGGCATTGGTCAGGCTGCTTGTGGCTCAGATGGCGATGTACCCACACCTAACCATAGATGATATTCACTACCACAATGAGACCGCTCCAAAGACATGCCCAGGTCTCAACTTCCCGACACTGGCACTGCTGAAGTCATGGGTCGATATTAAGAGGAAGTATCTGTGAAGAAGGTGCTGAAACCTTATAAGAATCTCAAGGGATTCTGGTACTACTCCAGACGCTACAAGAAGTTTGTCTATGTCGAGGCAGGCTTTCGTAGCGATGGTGCAACTGGAGCAATAGATGTCAAGGGTAATCATCCTGTTCAGGATCTCAGGACCGGCAAGACAGTCTTTGTCAGCAAGTCATGGCTTGTGCATGACAAGCTCTGCGAGACAGGATGTTGGTCAGATGGAGAGAGGCTGTCGAATTGGAAGTGCAGCATGGTGCTGAAAGACATCCTGAAGAAGGAAGGACGATGGGTCAGAGACTTCTGGTGGATGATATCAACTTTTGCCCTGGGTGGTGGTAAGGCTCGGGAGAATGGAATGTTCCGTGTCAAAGACTGAAGACAAAAAGGTGCATGGTCACACCAAGTATCAGGAGGACTATCCTCGGCAGGCGCATAAGCTTTGTCTCCTTGGTGCTACCGATGAAGAGATGTCTGAGTTCTTCCAGGTGTGCAGGGATACGATCATCCGGTGGAGGAACGAATACCCAGACTTTGCTGACGCATGTGCAGCAGGCAAGACGGCAGCAGACGCACAGGTCGCTGATGCTCTGTTCAATCGGGCTATCGGGTACAACCATCCAGATACGAAGATGTTCCTGTCGCACAGTGAGCAGGGAACGACAATCCTGTCAGAGGAATACACCAAACACTATCCACCTGACACAGCAGCATGTAAGTGGTGGTTGAACAACCGGCAGAAAGATAAGTGGCAAGACAAGCAGGAGATCGAGGTGAAGGTCTCCGGTGATCGTGGCGCAAGACTGCTCGCTGCGAAGAAACGGATAAAGGAAGAAAATGGAGAATCTTGATTCATGGGAAACGGAGCTTGAAGATATCATAGCAGGCTTCGACTCTGATCCTCTGGGTTACGTCCTCTTCAACTTCCCCTGGGGAGAGCAAGGGCAGTTAGAGCTATTCGATGGACCAAGGCAATGGCAGAGGGACTTCCTCAAGGAATGGGGGCAGGAGATCAAGCTCAGAGGCTTCGATGGTGTCACACCGACAGAGCCTATCGAGTTCTCAACCTCATCAGGTCATGGTATCGGGAAGTCGGCTCTCTCAGCATGGATCATAAAGTTCATTCACGATTGTTGGCCTTTCAGCAAGGGAGCAGTGACAGCCAACACCGGAGAGCAGCTAAAGACTAAAACATGGGCAGAGCTTGGCAAGTGGCACAACATGAGCCTGACCGCTCACTGGAGCAAGTGGTCGAACACCAGAGGCAACATGTCCCTGGTCAACTTGGATAACCCAGAATCATGGAGAGTTGACGCTACAACCTGTCGGGAGGAGAACTCAGAAGCCTTCGCAGGACTCCATGCTGTGACCTCAGTGCCATTTTATCTGTTCGATGAAGCCTCTGCCATACCTGATAAGATCTGGGAGGTCTCAGACGGTGGAATGACAGACGGTCAACCGATGAGATTCTCATTCGGAAACCCGACAAGAAACACCGGCAGGTTTCGTGCCAACTTTGGAGCAAGGCGAGATGACATCTCTTGCAGGAGAATTGACAGCCGTGATGTCGATGGAACAAACAAAGCACTCTTTGCGAAGTGGGTTAAGCTCTATGGTGAGGATAGCGACTTCGTAAGAGTCAGAGTCAGGGGAGTATTCCCCAGGGCAAGCTCGATGCAATTCATAGGAACAGACGTAGCAGAAGCAGCCTCTCTCAGGGAAGGCAGGAGCAGCATCTCAGATCCACTGGTGATGGCAGTCGATGTCGCTCGGTTCGGTGATGACTGCAGCGTCATCTATTGGAGGAGAGGCAGGGATGCGAAGACCATCGAGCCTATCAAGTTCAGGGGAATGGACACCATGACTCTGGCTTCCAAGGTGATCGAGTTATCCAAAGGGACACCTCATACCAATGGCATGGCTGCTGACGGCATCTTCGTTGACGGTGGTGGTGTCGGTGGTGGTGTGATCGACAGGTGTCGGATGCTTGGCACTCCGGTGATCGAGGTCCAGTTCGGATCTAAGCCGACAGGCAGCTTCATCACAGAGGCTGATGGAGAGAAGTACAGCAACAAGAGATCTGAGATGTGGGGTCTCATGAGGACATGGCTGAAGTACGGAGCTATCGTAGAGGACCAGGAGCTTATCGATGATCTGACCGGCTGCGAGTATGGCTTCAATGCAAAGAACGAGATCCAGATCGAGAAGAAGGAAGACATGAAGCGGAGAGGTTTAGCATCACCTGACATTGGCGATGCCTTGGCGATGACATTCGCAGAGCCTGTCTTTAAGGTAGACGATGCCTTTATAAATCAGCATAATAGCCAAGACAACGAATACGATCCACTAGCATAAGGAGGTCATCATGGGTGGCGCACCGAAAGCTCCAAAAGATCCAAACATCGAAGCGGAAAGAAAGCGCAAAGAAGAGCAGGCTCGGACCAGGGACAGCTTCCTGAAGAGTCAGCAGACGAGATCACAGTCAGGCAGGGCTTCAACTGTCTTAGCTCAAGAAGAGAAGACCTCGGTCCTGGGAGGGTAACATGCCATTATCAGTCGCACAGTTTAAGTCTCTCAAGAAGAGATTCATGCGGAAGAAGGACATGATGGACAGCGAGTGGCGAGACCACTGGCTCGATATCTCTGAAGTTACCGCTCCAAGGCATGGTCGATTCCTCAACCGGAGAGACTCAACTGCTGCGAAGGGTGGCAACAAGTCCAAGAAGATCCTGAACTCTACTGCAACCAGGGCAGCGAAGGTCGCAGCAGCAGGCATGAAGGGTGGACTCACTCCTCATTCCCTGCCGTGGTTCAAGCTCGGCCTGCAGGACAAGGATCTCCAGAAGTGGCAACCTGCAAGAGAGTGGCTCAATCAGGTGCAGTCTCTGATGTATGGCACTTTCAGCCGGTCAAACTTCTACCACATGATCCACAACGTCTATTATGAGGAGCTTCTTTTCGGGACTGGTCCATTGTTTATCGGTGAAGATCCCATCAAGCAGATCTTCTGCAAGGCTTGGACAGTTGGCGAATACGTTGTCTCTGTCAATGACCGTGGTCAGATCGATGCAGCCTATCGTTGGTACTGGCTGAGTGTGAACGCTGTCGCTTCAAGGTTCGGAAAAGAGAACCTGAGTGCCAGATCTCAGAGCCTGCTGAACACAAACCCAGATCAGCACATCCAGATCATCCATTGCGTTTTCAATCGTGAGGACAATGACCGTACCAAAGGGGATAACCTCAACTTTGACTGGGGATCTCTGTACTGGGAGTTCAAGACATCTGAAGACAAGTGGCTCGGGGAGTCAGGATTCAACACCAATCCGCTGATGTTCCCTCGATGGGACATTGTCGGTGAAGATGCCTATGGCTCAAGCTGCCCAGGAATGGAGACTCTCGGTGATGTCCAGATGCTCCAGAAGATGGAGCGTGACAAGCTGATGGGATTGCACAAGGTTGTCGATCCTCCGATGAACGTCCCTGCCAAGCTGATGGGCAGACTGTCGACTCTACCTGGGGCAACGAACTACATGTCCTCCGGTGATTCTGAGTCGGTCAGACCGACATACCAGATCGCTCCAGACATCCGGTCTGCAGCAGAAGAGATCAGGGTGGTCGAGGAGCGGATCAAGGAAGGTTACTACAATGACCTTTTCCTGATGCTGATGGATGCTCACACGATGACAGCGACAGAAGTGGCGCAACGTCATGAGGACAAACTGGCTATCCTCGGTCCTGTTATTGAGCGTCAGATGTCAGAGCTTCTCTCTCCAACGATTGACCGGACCTTTGATGTCATGTCTCGGGGGGAGTGGTTACCGCTACCACCAGAGGAGCTTATCGATCAGGAGCTTGAAGTCGAGTATGTCTCCCTCCTGGCTCAAGCTCAGAAGATGGTTGGCACTCAGTCCATCGAGAAGCAGATCCGCATGGTCGGTGAGTCTGCTGCTCTCAATCCTGATATCATCGACACCATTGACTTCGATGAGGTCTCTTCCCAGTATGCTGAGATGAATGGCATTCCTCCGAAGATCCTCCGCTCTCCAGATCAGATCAAGGTCATCAGAGAGCAGCGAGCGCAGCAGCAGGCGCAGGCTCAACAGGCAGAGCAGATGGCAGGCATGGCACAAACCGGAAAGGATCTTGCCCAGATCCCGACAGGTGAAGGCGAAGAGAATGCTGCAGCCAATATCCTCGGGCAGATGGTGGAAGGGGCGCAATGAACAAGCAAGAAGAGATCGATCAAGTAAAGCAAATGCGTGAGGACTATCAGAAGGTCTTCATGCGAACAGCGGAAGGACGCAGAGTCCTTGCTGATTTGCTTGCTTTTACAGGCATCTTTGAGCTATCATTTACCGGAAATTCTCAGACCTTCTTCAAAGAGGGAAAGAGGGCTGTCGGTTTGAAGTTACTGGAAGCTCTCGATGCTAAGACTTTCTCAGGTTTGAAGGCACTGGAACAAGCCGGTGTCACAGACTCTGAGTTCTTTACGGAAGGATAAGATAATGGACAAAGCAGACACCAACATCCCGACACACCTTAACAAGTCAATCGGGGTAATGGGTAAGGTAGGCAGCATCGTGACCAGTAAGCTGTTCGCTGCTATCATGGCTGTCACTATGGCTTCATTCTTTGGCCTGGAAGCAGGAGCTTCCTCTCTAATGCTGATCGGTCTCAACACCGATGACGGTGGTGGAGAGGGTGGCACTCTCATGGGAGGAGATGGAGATGGTGACGGAGGTGGTGGCGATGGCGATGCCGGTGGCGATGGGGGTGGTGACGGTGGCACACCGTGGACCGCTGACATGTCAGATGAGATGAAGGAGTTCTTTGGTGAATCAAAGAGCTTGGCAGAGTTCAAAGAGAGCCTGCCAAAGGCAGTAGAAGTTCCTGAGAATTACGAAGTCCCTGAAGGGATGGAAGTTAATCAGGAGGAGTTCGCAGCCTTCGTTCCTCTGGCAAAAGAGATGGGCCTTTCGCAAGGTCAGATCGAGGGTCTCCTGAAGTATGAGGCTGAGAGATCAGAAGCTCTCCCAGGTCAGATCTATGAAGCAGGTCAGGTCGCAATGAAGGAAGGTCTTGCAACAATGAAGACATCCCTTGGCGATGAAGGCTTCAATGAGATGGTCACTGGTGCAAAGCTCTACAGGGATAACCTCCCTGCTGACCTGAAGCAAGAGGCAATCGAGTTCTTTGACAGCACCGGCATGGGCAACCATCCAACGCTGATCAAGATTCTCGCAGCTTATTCGCAGCGGTTCAAGGAAGATGCCTTCACCGGAGGTGGTAATGAAGGTGGTGGATCTGAGAAGTCTGCTGCACAAAAGATGTACCCGAATCAAGGCAAGAAGTAATTTAACGTAATGGGATAGGACTGCTGAGAAGCGAGGCTGATTCCCCAATAAACTACTGCCGTGAGGCAGGAGGAGGAAGAAGATGTTGAAATCTCTTTATGTATGGGCAATGTTGCTCATCGTGGCTATCGCAGCCTTCCCAGGCGCAGTGATTGCAGGTGATACCTCTGGTGTCAGTGGTCCTGTTATGCTCGGCTTGGCAGGCATCGTTGTCGGTAACGGCAATCCAACTCTCTCGGACTTGGCAAAGCGTCTTGATCCCGACAACTCGATTGCAACCGTGATCGAGATCCTTAACGACACCAACCAGATCCTGGAAGACATGGGATGGGTAGAAGGTAACCTGCCGACAGGTCATAAGACTACTGTTCGCTCCGGTCTCCCTTCTGTCACTTGGCGTTTGCTGAACTATGGTGTGCAGCCAAGCAAATCCCGTACCGTGCCTGTCACTGACACTTGCGGTATGTTGGAAGCCTATGCCGAAGTCGACAAGGCTCTCGCAGATCTCAATGGTAACACCGCTGAGTTCCGTCTGTCTGAAGACGTTGCCTTCCTTGAGGCAATGAACCAGTCGATGGCAAGCACTCTCTTCTACGGAACAGATGCAAACCCAGAGCGTTTTATCGGTCTCTCTCCTCGCTACAGTGAGTATGGCTCTGTCGATGGCGATTCCAGTTTCAACACTATTGATGGTGGTGGTACTGACGCAGTCAACACTTCCATCTGGTTGGTAGTCTGGGGTGAGAACACCATTCACGGCATCTACCCAAAAGGCTCTATGTCTGG